CGTTTATATTGTCCCACTCTACCTCACCATTACCCGCACCGAGCCTACTAGCACTAATTGTCGTAGAGCTAGCACTAACCGATTGGATAGTATGAGATGGAGTTGATTCTTCCCGAATTATTTGTGATTCAGCCATTATGACCCGTTGGAAATCCCAACCCCAACCTCAACTCGCCCGACCATCAACTGAGTGTAAGTTGTGCCATTTATCTGTAAAAGGTCATAGTAGTACCTCACCCCAGCATCCATTAAGGCTGATAGAGTAGTTTTATTGAGAGATAGTATTAGTATCCCATTTGCTGCTTGAGCTGTATTAACCACAAAACTACCTATGGCTGGGTCAGCTAAAACATCCTTAAAGTCACAGTCAAAAGTATAACTTGACAAATCTTTAGGGTCACCGTTGCTATCATTGAATGTAAAACTCTCTGAATAGTCATACCCTTCTGTTACTCGTATATCATATACTGCTGCCATTATGTCACCCTCATATATTCTACTGCTATTGTGCTTGTGCTTGCTTTAATAAAAATAGCCCCAGTCTCAACATATCCTAAAAAGGGCATAATATCTCCGGGTTGTAACCTTGCTATTGTCACGTAATCTGCTTCTCCCTGACTATACACCTGTATATCAAGTGTAGCAGAAGTAGCCACACCCAAAACGGATGAACTGACGTATTTATACCCAGTATGTCGTATATAAACAAAATCGTATGAACCTCCCCCACCACCTTCTTGAGCTACTCTCGATGTTGTAGCACTTTGGTACGCAGGAACTCCTGAAGCCCAGCCTTGAGCACTGTCCAACGACCCAAGGGCAATTTCACTTTGGGATGCGATTGGTTTATTGGTGACTGGCGAGAGTATATCTCTGGTCTTTGTCGCATCTTCCGAGCTTGCAAGCGTTTCGACAGGCGTAATAGAGATTGCCGTTCTGATTCTATCACTCATATAATCTCCTATTGTTTCCTAGAGGCTACTGCAACTGAGCCAGATAGTATCTGAAATTCCTGCTGGAATTGCTGGTTAAGAGCTTGATACTCTGTCATGCCTAGTTGTATTTTCTGCATAGTAGTTTGTACTGATGCCTGATACTCTTGAACCTCTATCTGAACATCTTGAGCCCAAACCTGCACAGCAGCCTGATAGCGTCCCATTTCTAATTGATGTTCCTGTGATTCAGCTTGGATAGCAGCCGATGCCTCTTGAAACTCAGCAGTAGCTTTACCCATTTGTGCTTGAAACTCTCCAATTTTACGGTCTATGACCTGCATCTTAGCAGCACCAAGCTCTACATCTTCCTCTGTATCTATATAAGTAGCAATAGCGGTGTGTTCTGCGCTTACATCTAGTGTAGGAGCCACGAATATCGGAGCACCACTATTAAAGGTAGTTGGCAAGGACTCACCAAGAGTAACACTAACGGTTAAGTCAGCTAATGTATCCCTTAATGCACTTACTTGTCTCAGCTTTGCTCTGACAGCCCCTCCGAGTACAACTAACTGTTCGTATTCCAAAGGAAAATTACGGATAGATGCATCATCAAACGCCACTGTTGGGATAGGTATGTAGTACAACGCAGCAGGTTCTTCGGCTGTGGGAGCAGGAAATATCCTTACCAACCCACCTGAAATATAATACCAAGGCTTAAAATCTGTCGCAAAGTAGATAGACCCGTCGTCTTGTATATCTTGTATACGTCTAGACTGCGCTAAAAGGCATTCATAGCCAGTTCGTGTAACAGCAATAATCTTCTTGTCATCAGCAGGTACACCATCGTCATCTACTGTTGCAATAGGTAATGGAGCTACACTTCTTAATCTTTCTTCTGGTAGAGCCTCAAATACAACTCTAGCAACCGAAGTCATCCAGTCACTAATAGCAATCTGCCAATCAAGCAATTCCATGCCTACTGGTCGAGCCCCTACGTAATCTTCAATTCTTGTTTGAAATCTAGTAGCCATATATTACCTCGCTGGCCCAAAAGGGTATGGAGCACGTATAAAACGTATGCGTTCTGTCTTATCTTTGTTTTTAAGCTCCTGTGCGCGTCGTAGAGCCTCGTTGAACATAGTTAGGTGTATCTGGGCCTGCCTAGCGTTATGTTGAGCTTCTGAGGGGCTTGTAGCCTTCTTTATCAGATACCCACGATAGATAGCATAGAAAGACAATGCTTCCTGTACTTCTGCTGGTAGGTCAGGTTCAACAGTCAGAGCGTCAATAGCTAGTTCTGCTGGTTTGTATTCATAGGAAACTGTAATAGTTACAACTTCTTCAACACCTTCGATGATAGGCTCATACTCAGCGTCAAGGTCAAATTGCACAATCCCTAACTCTGAATCGTCTTTAATATACCAATACTTGCCATCTGAAGTAGACATTAGTAGCCCTCCACATCTTCTGGGTTAATAAGTTCGCCTATATTCTCACCACCATAACGTACTTGTGATATATGAATCAGTTGGTCGTCACGAGTGATACTTGATAGGACTCCAGATAGGCTATCTGTCAAATCATAATATTGCTGGTCTACCACAGTGCTGAATGTGTCATGTGCAGTCTTAGTTTGAGCACCATCATCTGCGAATCTTTCCATTGCTTGGTTAAACCACAAAATCATCTGAGTCTCACCGAGTTCAGGATGATGTTGAGATGTGAGTTCAAGCAGTTGTCTTGTAGTTAAAGCCATGTCTTACCCCTTATGGAAGGGAAGGGGCCGAAGCCCCTCCCCATTTGGTTTATCTTACGACCACATTGCGTGGGACTCAGGACATGACCATTCATATCCAGCTTCCGTGAGGATAAGGTCAACACGCTTGTCAATACCAGTGTTCTCTAGAGTCTGAACACCGACATAGATGGAAGTATCACGGTTTAACCCGTTACCCTTGAGAGGACGATATTTCACGTTCTTCAAGTTGATACCTAGCATCTTGACAGAGCTTCCGTCAAGGTGGATATTACGCATGACATTCATATCACCATAAGGTGTGAATATCTTGGTAGTAGCCAGACCTAAGAGCTTACCACGACCTTGAACGGTCAGGTCAGCACGGAACTGGGTGTTGATGTCCACGTTGTTACCGAAGTAACCACCAATTTTATGCAGCCAGTTATATGTGTCAGTATCACACATGAAGACTGTTGCACCAGCTTGGTTGTAACGTGGGTCGAAGTAACTCGACATATCTATAAGGAAATCATCAGAATCCTTGGTAGCAGTATTCAATGAGAATACGTTACCATGATTAACGATGAAGTCAACAGCACCCTGAGTAGTTCGGTATGTTCCAGACTGTGCTGAGAACAGACCCATTTCCTCTAAGTCCCATTTATGCTCAATGAGCTTTTCTTTCCAGATACGTTCCCATTCATTCGGAGCAAGCTTCAGCACAGTTGCCCGGTCAGTATTGGTCATTGCCAGAGCAGTTTTCACTATCTGGGTCTGTCCATAACTGGTCAGGAAGGGCTGGTCGTTCCATGTCTGGGGTACGCCAGTACCTTTGCCCCACACGTTACTAATAACGTATGAACGCATAGGCTCTAGAGATGTTGAGATTACTTTGCTATATACTGTAAAATCAGCAGCAGCACCGATTGGTACGTTGCTTGTATATGATGTGTATTCACCACTTGCAGCTTTAACAACAGTACCAGTCAACAGCACGACAGAGCGTGTTACTGCTTGGATAGTTTTGTCGCCAGCATCTCCAACAGTATCTACACGGAAAACCATATAGTCACTAATTGCAGTGCCACCATCAGCAGTAGCCGACAAATTCACCTTCACCAGTTGATTAGGAAGGAAGAATATTGGGGCTGTACCAGCGTCACCGACATCAATCTTGTTGTTAGAGTTGCCATAGACGTTCTGCAAGTTACCTTCAGACTTATAATCAGTCGCAAAGTATATCTTTACAGTGTCGCCAGCAGCGATTGTTTCATTACTGCCATCATCTAAACCATTATAGTTCTGGAGTGTAGCATCATCAAAAGAATCATCATCTGTTGTAACTACGTGGCCCATTGGATACGCATAGCGTTTATGCCAACTGGGACGTTTTTCAATATACTTGAAAGTTGGGTCGTCAGTTGGGTCACGCCTTACCTTACTTACTAAACGAAAGAAAGGGTCTTGGGGAATATTTAGTTCTGAGATACGTTTCCCAAAGTTATATCGCCTCCGAAGGTCACCAGTATTATACGCCGAGGCATCACCACTGTCTCGGTCATAATCGGTAAAAGTACCGATATCATTACCACTTGAATATAGTATTTCAGCAGCCATTTTTTTACTCTCCTATTATTCTCCGATTAAGATATTTCAAAATCGAATATGTTGTCCAAGTTATCTTCTGTACTAAGCATTCTATCGAAGAGAACGTCGTCTTGCGAGCGACTGTCTCCTCCATCATCAGAACTTATAGCAGCACCTTGGCTTGTTGGCAGCTTTCTAACACCCTGCATCTGCTCAAGCATTTCCTTCTTCTGAGCATTTGCGATGTTTTTAGTGGCATTTTCACGGTTTAGAATTAAGTCAAGGTCTGGAAGCGTCATGATATGAGATTTGGCGCGTGCCATCATATCACCGAACTGTTCTTCCGTCATTCCACGCTCTTTCATAAACACCTTCGCTTCCTGCTGTTGTTTTATCTGCAACTGTGTCTGATGAGCACGAACCTTTTCCTGATTAATTAAGTCAGAAGCACGTTTTTGTACCATCTTATCCACGTATGTCGCAAGCACCTTACCAGAATCTGTATCTTGGTCGAGTGCCTCATCAGCATTAAAATGAAAATCCTCACCTAGCCCAAGCTGTTCTTGGATACTTTTCGCTGGTTTACCACCAGACGTTAAGTAATCCTCGACATAATCAACTAAGCCGGAGTCTTGTTTCATTGCCTGAAGAATAGGGGCAAAAGTTTTTAGTTCTTGCAATTCCTTATTCTCAGCAGCTAGCCGTTGAGCTTCACGGCTTGAATCAGAGTATCGGCCTTCTAAGTTAGCAAGACGTTCTTCTAATTCTGTTTGTCCACTTGAACTGGAGCCTTCCCGCCGTTTAGGTGATTTTTTGGCTGTTACACCGTCACCTCTACGACCTTCGGGGTTACCTTGGGGGACTGGCGCAGGGAATCCTTCATTATCATCTTCTCCTGATAAATCGAACTGTGAACCATTAACTTTGAGATCGAGGGCCTCAAAGAAATCAGCGTTACCGTCGGAGCCGTCATCAACCATTGATAAGTCAATATTGGGGTTACCTACGATTCCTGTGCTTTCTTTACCCATTTTTACCTCCTGCGAATAATCTAACTATTATTCTTGTTTTTGTCAACAGATTTCTCTTGACTTTGTTGCATTTGTGCTTTTGCACTTGTAACTTCGTTCAAGACCTTTTGTTTTGCAGCCGTGTCAGTTAGGATTTTATCGAGAGCAACTTCATAGTCTTTCTCCATTCCACCTACCTTTAGGGCAGCCTGTGTAACCTTTTCCTTGATTCCAGCCTGTACCAACTGACGCTCCAGAGTTTCGACGGTTCCCTCTGAATCGCTCAGAGCTTCTTCCATCTGTTCTATCTTGCCTGCCATCTGTGCATACTGAGATTTTCTCTGAGCAATGCGTTCTTTATCCTTGATGTCAGTCTCTGCGAGCACAGCCAAGTCATCAACGACACCAAGCTGTAACAGTTCTTTGAGTTCAGCAAGATAAGCCCAGCGATTAACAGGCATTGTGGAACCAGATACAATTCTGACATCCATCTTACATGCTTGATAATCCATGCTCTTACCGATTGCTTCGCCCATATCACTATATAGCGGTATGTTGAACTCGACTTCACGCTCCTCAAGTATATGAGAAGGCTGTACGATACGGAATCGCTTATTGGCGGTATAGGTTGCTTGGGTGAACTGAAGTATAATCTTCCCTAGTTGACGTAAAGAAGGTTCTATCGACTGTTTCATCCATTGCTTGATTCGTCGAGTGCCATACTCATCAAGGGCAAGCATCCCTCTAAACGTTTCATGCTGTGAACTTGTGTCACCTTGCATACTAGCGTAAATTCCCGCTAGATACTCCATGTCATTCTTATCATTCTGTATCAGAGTGAAGAATGCGTTGGGTAACTGTGCTGGCAATACAGGTTGTGGGGCCTTTTCAGCTCCGGGCTTAACTGGTAAAAGTGCGCCGGGACTAGCTGAATATTTCTCCCAAACTCTAGCATCAATCGTTCCTTCTTCATATATCCATCGCAAGGAAGAACCCAGCGTAGCGTTATGGATAAGCAACTGGTGCATCTTATTGATTTCCATCTGTTTACCTACCAGTGGGCTTACAGCCGACATTGGGAAAGGCGTACCAGTCCATTTGTAATGGAAGGGAACAATAGGATATTCAGTCACTCTTTCATGAAGAACTTTTTCCCATAGCACAATATCACCGACCATGACAGTCTGTCTGATTCGTGTGCCGTTGAACTTGATAGCGTCGACAATTTGCTTCGCAAATTTCGCCACGCTAGCCAATTTATCATACTCTTTTTGAGACACTATCTTATTCTCAATCTTAGATAGTTCAGCCTGAACCTTACTCATGTGTTCCTGCACTGCAACTTGAATCTGTTGTTCAGCCATCTTCTGAGCCTTCTGCATTTCCAAGTCCATACGGGCTTGAAGCATTTTGCCTTCCTGCACGGCTTGCATCATCTGTTGCTGTTGTTCCATTAACTGAACTTGCATTTCCTGAGTAATCTCTTGCTGGTAAACCTTCGCAGCCTGTTGAGCCTGCTTGAGTTGTGCCTTAGTAAGAGGTTTGCGGTAAAAGACGTTCACATAAGGAACTCTAATCTTCTCATACATTTCAAAGTATTCGATAAGTTGTTCATGTGTACCATCGGGGTTGATAACATCTGACATCCCATAATCATCATGTGGATTGAACAGATGCTGGTCACCACCAATCTCTTTTTCGCTTGTGTCATAATAATTAGAGTCATTCCCAGTAGCCTTTTTAATCTTGGCTTGATAATTTGGGAACATTCTAATGAGATACGATTTAGGTAAAAGCTTTCTAATAAAAATATAGCCAGCATCACGAAATAACATATCTCGACTTTTGGGGTCTGGAAAGACATCCCAAGGATGTACTGTGTCTAATACTACTTCGCCTGCTCCGTCGTCCATATCTGTGTCAACTGAACATATCATATAACCAAGACTCTTTGTTATTGAGTCATTGATTACATTGCCATATTTGGTTTGACCATCTGACAAATGCCAGACATATTCAGAGAGACTACTGAAAACCGCAGCAACCGCAGAATCAGACCCTTCCACACCCACAGCCCGCCAGCGAGGATTGTTCGCTGTCGCATAGAAATTGAGCATTTCCACAACTGGCAAGATGCGATTAACGGTGTGATAAGGCATTCCTTGTGCTTTTAAGTCATCAATCTGACTCTCTGTAAGTTGGACATCGTGAGCGAAGTCATTGCCACGCACATTAATCTTGCGCCACTGATGGCGGTTTTGACCATTCGATATATTGAACAGTTGCCTAATTTGCGTAGATTTCTTCTCTCGTGCCATAATTTACTCCTAGTTTCTTACTCTACTGTCTTTAATAACTACCATTGAAAATCCACCAGCCACATGAGCACCAGAGGCAGAAGCCTTTGCATCCAAATGAATGTCTGCACGACCATCTATTCTTTTAGGTGGGTCAAATGTGTAAGGCACACTAGAGCCAGCATAGCCAGCTAATTCGTGTTTCACATTCTCAACTTCACCATAAGCATGTGCATGGATACGAGCAATTAAACCCTTTGTATCATTTGTGGTAGCATGAACAGACATGATATATGCTTTATGCCCAAAAGGTACGTGAGCATGTGTTCCCATTGACTGACCATAACCGATTGGGATACTGTAATATACAGTCGCTGGTACACCAGTGGTGACTGTTCCAGTTCCCGCATAGATGATTCCTGCATTTGTTCCACCACTACCAGCAGCAATAACTCTTAGCCTATAAATACGGTAAAATAATGCTGTTGTTAATACGGTAGTCCGACCATCCATAGCTACTGTTTCCTGCACTTTGTCTCCTGCAAAGTTAAAGCCATACACAATTACCGATGTGGCTCCTGTACTGCCGACATCATCTGCTGTTGAGGCTGACGTAATCTTCACGACTGAATCAGCAGTCCACGCAGACCAATCTACTGGTACAGCATCTATATCCAAAAAGGAAGTCCCTACGGCAGTGTTATGACCAAACTTATGGCTCACTTCCCAACCGGGGATAAGGTTTGCAGCAATCAACATCCCTTTGGATGCGATGACATTAAGCGCATGTTGAAAATTAAAGCGACTAATTCCTAGCATAGTTATCTCCTAACTTGTAACCCAATCTCTGGGTTTTGGTTTAAATGATACATATTCACCGCTATCTGCATCCTTCTTCGCATTCGGTGGATGTGCGAACTTGATGGCATACGCCAAGGCATCAATAGTATCATCATGTGCCATACGTGGGCCGAAGGTTAAAATTTCTCGCTGAAGGTCATAATGGTTCTTCTTGATATGAAGTTGCCCAACAGGTAGTCGGGGTTCCAGTATGCCTTGTATTCTATCTCTCTTAGACATGTGATTACCGGGTTTCTCCGGCCTGAATGGTAGTGACCAGTTGTTACGTCTCATCATCTCTGAACGTACTGCTTGGATAACTGGTTTTGACATGCTGGTGTCCTCAATCACAAACAAATTAGGGTGGTATGTGCTTGACATATTGAACATATAGTCAACAATACCGGGTTTATCAGAGCCGGGAATACCCAGTACTGGTAAAGACCTTTTGCGAATTGGGTCTAGCGTATATATCATATTATCTGAGTCTACTGCCACTGGTTGCATTACAGAGAAATCAGCGTCTCGTCTTATAGAATCTGTGGCAGGGTCAACGCCAACAAAGACATTAACTGGTCGCCAGTCTTCCTCAACTGCGATTCCATTACGGTCTGTGACCTTTAATAGATTAAGCCCGGAATCGTCATCGTGCTTAAAT